GGAGATATTGCAGCACTAATCAAAGTTGGTGATGCAGGTATAAAGAAGTAATTACGCAAATACAAAATTGGACTGCATAAAAGGAGAGGAAGATGCCACTTGAGCAGGGGCTAGAACGCGCGGGGGATTGTATCGGTAAGATCGGTCAAGGATCTTGTGGCTGTGGCTGTTTGCTAATGATACTTGCGCTATTGCTGCTGTTGGTGCTTGCGTGTAACACAGTGCCTGCTACTGGTTGGAAAGCACAAGACGCTAATGCAGTTGTCAGAGAACTGCCAGCAGTAGCCTTAGTGCTTCGTGGTATTGTTACAACGCCTGCTACCGATGCGGAGCGCCTATGTGTATTCGGTGGTGCAGCAACGGGTGCAGTGTCGTTGGATACTACGGCTAAGTTTACGACACTTACAGAAGATGCACGCGCACGCATGGCCGTAGCTAGTATGTTGAACTTCATGAAGAAGTCCTGCTCAGAATGCCTGAAGAACAAGACGCCGTTTCAGATGATCAAAGATGTGACAGGAGTAAAGCAGGAGCTTTCCGATGCAGAAGTCAGTATGCTGGTAATTCTGTCAATGCGTGCGAAGTTGCACGGAGGCAGTGCTGATTTGTTTCGCTAGAAGAACAGGAGATCATGAAAATGTACAGTAGAGACTACGGTGAGTTAGCAGCATTCGGAGAGATCCGGCACGGTGGCTACGTAAAGGGAGTCACACACGGTGTGCTGATCGGTGTTATCAGCACTGCCGGTACAATTACTTTTGCGTGGGCCATTTGGTATTTTTTGCTGTAAGCAGAAAGGAGAAGTTACTCAACATGAGTCCTGTAATGATTGTGGGACGCAAGCAGATTGCACTACTTGCAATACTAGCTAAAGGCACGCATGTACTTGGCAATCTGAACATGCATGCTGCAAAGTTTTTCCACGTGGATCGTGGTTGGTATTTGATATCCAAGCCGGTAACGAAAGACTCTACACTAACGGAGTGTTCAGCACCTGCATGTGGCGCGCTTGTTTCGTCTGGTCTTGTGCGCCACAATACAGCAATGCCGTTGCCCATAGCATTCCAGGCATACGAAGTATCAAAGGCAGGACAACGTGAAGTAGAAGGCATTACAGACACAGAGTAAGAAACGCTTTGACCCTTTATAAGTTGAAAACTACTTTTCCCAAAAGTCGGGTACTTGTACAGTTTGATCATAAGCACTGCACCTGGTCTTCCCCCAGCTAGGTGCATCCCGCAGCCTAGTGTGCTTGTGATCATACGGCCCAGTGTACGCGCAGATCCCATACTGCCTGTACATCATTGTGCAAGTACCCGGCTTCCTTCCTACTTGACACGTTTCACGTATCGTGATATCCTTCGCTGTGAAAACTACGCGAGGGATAACAACGTGCACACCCAACGCGGTAAAATCGTGGCAGTGCCACAACAGATATTCGCAGCGGCAGCAGCGGAGCGCAAGCAACAGGAGGTGACGACGGCAACGCCTCCTGTTGTCTTGCATCAACCAAGACACACAGCAGGTAGAGCACGAGCTAGGTCCCTTGTTGTTGGGGCAGTCTCTCAAGAAGGTACGTTTATGTCCAAGCAAGAACTCTCTGACATGGGTGTATCTATCGTTGGCGATCCGCGCGGTACGTCGTTCAAAGTGCGAATGGGGAAAGCTGTATCAGATCAAGATAAGTACACACCGGCACCATCGCACGAACTTCTCGAAGATAAAGATCCGTTTAGCTACGATGTCGATGGTGTTGTGAAATCCCCATTCAACTACAACGAAGCTCTGAGATTCTTTGAGAAGAACAGCGTACACAGTGCTGCTGTAGAGTCCAAAGCTGCTGATGCTTCTCAAAGTGCAATGCGCATCGCACCTACAGAATGGGCCACTGCCAACATAGATCAGAAAACTCTTGAAGAAGCAAGGCACGAAGTGGATATGTTTCTCAAGACCCTCGGTGAAGGCCGTATCATTGCAGACATGCTCTACGATGTTATGCTAGATTTTGAACTAATGGGCAGTGCTTGTTTTGAGGTACGTAGGGATCGCCGTGGTTTTATCGGTGCAATCAACCATGTACCGTTCTCCGGGGTTCGTGTACTTCGTGATGACATACTGCGTAGGTATGGTGTTCGGTATTTGCAAAGACGTTTCAACAAGCGCGCATATTTTGCACCGTTTGGTTCATACACAGAGTACACGTGTAAAGATGGATCAGTGCTTAATCCTGTCTTAGATGAGCCTGAGTACTTTCCAGAGTTTGCAACACGCGAACAGCATGTTAGCCTCACTGGACGATTTCCACGTGTTGACAAACTGGAAAGCACAGATGATTTTGGCTTTGCTGCTAATGAAATGGTGATGCTCTCACGTCCGCCGTTTACACGCAGCGCGATCTACGGTACGCCTAGTGGCATAAGTGCGTACTCCAAGATGCGATCTCAGGTAGAGATCGACAATTACAATCTCGCATTCTTCGAGGGTAAGGGGATTCCACAGTACGCTGTTGTGTTTGAAGGTCTCACCGCACCGGCTGGCGATGAGGGCGTACTAGCAGGTGGCGTTACAGAAGAGGGTGAAGACGTTGGCATGACTGCTAACGAAACAGCTATGCTTGAAGAGGCCATTCGAGAGTACTTTACCAAACAAGTAACAAGCGGGGAAAGAAACCTGTTGGTGGTTACTCTTTGGGGCGGTGCTACCGTGCGCTTTGAAAAGCTCAGTGCAGATACCAAAGAAGCCAGCTTTGAGTTGTATGAAAAGCGCAACACGGAAGCAGTGCGCATCTCTCATAGGATTCCTGGTGCTGTGCTTGGCCTGTACGAAACAGCAAATCTTGGTAGTGGCCGTGACACGTTGGCCATTCGCAGATATCTTGATCACATTGTTGTACCGTCACAGCGCATGCTGGCGTCTATTCTAGAAACGCTGATACGCTGCGGCACGTTGATCCCGTACTTTTCCGTAACGTTTGATATTCCTGACATTGAAGAGCGTACAGAGAAGTTCAAGTTTGCGTTGGATGAGTTCAAGGGTGGTGGCTCAACTCTTGATGAGTACAATGAAGTGCTCGGACGCGCGCCGTTGCCGGATAACAGGGGCAAGTACAGAATCCTGCCAATGAACGTGCAGATCATCCAAGATGATCCTGTGGAGTTACAGAAGTCCTTGCATAATGCAATCGCACGGGAGCAGGAACTCCGCAGAATGCTGTCCGGCGATGACGACACCAGCAACATACTTGAAGAAGAGTAGAAATGCGTAGGATGGCCCAGGAAGCATTTGAAGCAGTTGAATGTGAGAAGTTACATTAAGGACTTCAAAAACGTCTCCTGCGCCAGCCTGGTTTGTTTGGCAGTACTTGTAGAACCTATGAAGCATGGAGATAACAATGAAACCTGACGCCTTCCCTTACATTATCGAACCCCTCAGAAGTTTTGCTGTAGATCTGTCCACACTAACAGTAGATCCCAACAATACACGTAAGCACGACGCACGAAGTATTGATGGCGTGAAGCGTAGCCTGCAAAAGTTTGGGCAACGCTTGCCGATTATTGTGCAGAAGCAAGGACTGCTAGTACGTGTTGGCAATGGCCGTGTGCTGGCTGCAAGACAACTTGGCTGGACGCACATCGCTGCACTTGTTGTAGACGAGAGTGAAGCAGATGCTCTTCAGTATGCAATTGCTGACAACAGAACAGGTGAACTGTCAGACTGGGACTACGAAAGTTTGGCCAATCAACTCAAAAGTCTTTCATCAGCACTAACGAATTTCAACTACACTGATCTTGGTTGGGATGAGTTTGACGTGGGGGCGATCATGGACAGCATTGGCGAGACGCTATCCAGCAGCGTGGGTGGGCCAGCAGGTACATCAGACGGCTTGGGTGAGGACTCTCTACCATCTTCTGCTGTGAGCGTTCCTGTGGTCGTTGGAACAGGTTCTAAGACTGCGGAGTCCTACCTGATCATTATGTTTACCTCCCCAGCGCAGCAGCAGGCATTCCTAGAAGCGCACGCTACAGAGAGGAAGAACGGCAAAGCGTTTGATCTGAACAGACGTAACTATAAGATGTCAGACTTTCCTGATCTGATTCCTGCTGGTGTAGTAGTAGAAGAAGATGATGATCTATTGAGTGAAGAAGAGGAACTGTAGTACGTGAAGCCCGCTTACTACTCAAGTCCACGATGGAGCACTGAGATTCACGATTGCTCCATGCCGATGACGTTCGATACTTATTCTATGTGTTCGTTCAATTGCTTGTACTGCTTTGCCGTGAACAGAAAGGCCGTTGGGAACTGCGCACATAAATTCTCCAGCAGATCGGCTCAATTAAGTGTAGTTAACGTAGACGCAATCAAGCGTATGTTTACAGATCCAGATCAGCATGGTGGTCAGTTCACAGAGTACATCAAGAATAGGTTTGCTATGCAGTGGGGCGGCTTGTCAGATCCATTCGATAATAATGAACGCAGGTTGGGGGTTTCGTTAGAACTGCTCAAGTTCTTTAGAGATATTCAGTATCCGATTTGCTTTAGCACTAAGGGTACATGGTGGGTAAACGATAAACGCTATGTAGATGCATTTACAGGCGGTAAGTTCAATGTGAAGTTCAGCGTCATTACCCTCGATGAAAACAAGGCACGGGAGATTGAAATTGGTGTGCCAACCCCGGCAGAGCGATTGCGCGCTATGCACACGGCGTCTCGGTTTGTAGAAGGTGGTGTGACGTTGCGTTTACGTCCATTCATTATTGGTGTGAGCAATCCACTTCACGTTCGTCTTGTTGAGCAGGCTGCCGCATGTGGTGCTACTGCTGTATCGACGGAGTTCATGTGCCTTGAAGGCAGGCTCCCACAGTGCATCATTGATACAAGGTTTGGGCGCATTAGCCATGTTATTGGGCATGACGTGTGGGCCTTCTACAAGCAAAACTCAGATGTTAAGAGTGGCTACATGCGCTTGAGTAGGAAAGTGAAGCTGCCATTCATCAAAGATATGCAGGAGGCATGTAAGCGTACAGGCCTCAGATTCTATGTTAGTGATCAGCATTTTAAGGAACGTTGTGATAATGGGTCTTGCTGCGGCTTGCCTGAATCTTGGAAGTACTCCCGTGGCCAGTGGTGTGAAGCATTGCAAATAGCTTATCATAATGGCAGCGTGCGCTGGTCGGCTATCGCACCGGATCTTGCTTCATACGCAAAGTCATTTTCTTTCAAGGATGCCGCGGGATACAACCAAGGACGTAGTGAAACGCGCGCACGTTTCGCCACGTTCTCCATGTATGATTTTCTGCACTGGTCCTGGAACAACCCTAAGTATAGTCACTCTCCCTCAACTATGTTTGCAGGTATTCTAGCGCCGCTGCCAGATCTCGATGGTGCAGGTAATGTTGTCTACAAATGGATTGCACCAAAATGAAGATTGCCTTTGTGTACCCACCACAGATGTACTTGGTCCGGCCTACCCAGCAGCGGGGTCTTGGTTTGCTGGCATTGGCAACATACGCGAAGCATTTGGGTGCTGCTGTTTATGTACTGGATCTCACAGTCGTGGGAGCTAGGCCGTATTTTACAGAAGATCAGCTTTGCATCTTAGAGGAGTGCTCTGCTGTCTTTATTACTGGGTGTGCTCTAGATATTCCTAGTGTGAATGGTGTCATCCACGAAATTCGCCATGACGTTTTAAGTCGTGTACCGTACATCGCTGTTGGTGGGCCTATAGCGTACTCACCAATAGGGAAGATCGCTGCGGACTGCGTAGTTGCTGGCCCTGGTGAGGACTTTGTGCAGGATGTTATAGCTGGGTCCCGGCCATATGGCCGATTGGACTACAGCCTGCGTAGTTTAGCGTTAGGCAGTATTGATGCTTATCCATTCCCGGACAGGTCGTTACTGCCCAGTAAGGAGCGGGGAATATTCCATGAGCGTGCTGGGTTAGATGCTAACATTAGATCTACGACACTCACTACTACGCGAGGCTGTGCGGGTCACTGTGCTTTTTGTGTATCGGGATCTAGTGGGGAGGGGATGGTCTCACGCGGCATTGACTCCGTGCGCGCAGAGTTGGATCATATTGTATCTTTGGGGATTGCAGCGGTGCGGGTTTCCGACGAGAACGTTACCTGCAACAAAGCGCGACTGTATGCTATTTGTACCTTGATGAAAGAACGCGGGTTGTTGTGGCGGTGTAGCAGTAGAACCAATCCAAACAGCACGGAGATGTACAGTAGGATGCGAGCATCTGGCTGCGTGGAGGTTAGTATTGGTGTAGAGACAGCGGATCAGCATGTTCTGGATCTGCTCAGGAAGCGGCAGACTGTTGCCATTGCAGGCAGGGCGGTAGATAATGCAGTGTCTTCTGGGATTAGTAGTGTGCGTGCCCTTATGATGGCAGCGACGCCGGGGGAAGTTCCCAATACACAAACTCTAAATATGGCATGGGCAGCAGATCATCCTGCTGCTACTGTTTGCCTAACAGGATTTGTGCCCTTTCCGGGAACAGCTATCTACAGGCACCCAGATGCTTATGGCTGTCGGCTCTACTTTGATGGGGATATGAATCTCTGGAGTGTCCGTGGCGATGCTTCGTTGCCGGAGGCTCGGATATCTATTATTGGTGGAATGACGAGGGAAGAGCTAACGGAAAGTTGGCGGAATCAGATCGCCTACTTGGATAGCAGGGGACAGCTTAATCATGGATGACATTGAGATATTTGTACCTTCGCGCAATCGGTCTAAGATTGGTACAACGTGGGGTATAATACCTCCGAGCATGTTGACACTGGTGGTTCATCAATCAGAGGTGCAGGACTACTCTCACATACCGTTCCGTCGTGTTGTGACTCATACTGTATATAAGAGTGCAGGTACTCGCAATCATGTACTGAATAGTGTAGCTAAAGGCAAATGGCTGTTGTCTCTAGATGATGACATTGATTCGGTAGGAATGTTTAGACCGAGATCCGATGGCAAGTTGGATACTGTGCGTATGTCAGGGGTGGATTGGCTGCGCACGCTGTTCAGCTTTATCCATTTGGCCGCTTCTAGTGGTGCTTACTTGGTTGGGGTAGCTCCTACTACAAATCCGTTGTTTGCACTGAAACATAGGGTCGCCAGAGATGTGTTTATCAACGGCCCATGTTATGCGGTGCGCGTATCCGATATTAGATTTGATGAGAGCCTGCCTGTGAAGTGTGATTATGATTTTACCTTGCACCATATGAGTAAGGGTTTGAAGGTTATGCGCGCAGACTACCTATGGCAGCGTAACGACTATGGTAAGAAGCCAGGTGGTAGGATGATGTACTCAACGCCGGATGACAGTGGTGATGCTATCCACATGCTGTCTAAGAAATGGCCGGGGATGTTCAGGTTGAACACCCGCCGTCCTGGTGAGATTATCCTGCTGAAGAGGACAGCCACCAAGTTGTAGTCTGTTGACACTAACTAAACTAAGTGCTACTCTCCACACATGGCAACGTCAGTCTTAACGTCACATCTTCACGGTTTCATCAGAGCTTCTGGAATCTCTGATGCACAACAAACAAACAGCCGTATGCGCGTGCTGTCGCGTTTACTCTTGCC